CGCGCGCTATCACGGAGCAAAGTGTAAGCACCGTTAAGTTCCACCCTTATGTATTTTTTCGAGCAGCGCGGACTTTTGATCTTTTGATAAAAGTCCGACAACTTGTCTAGCCTTATCATTACTATAATTGTATACAATCTTAATTGCTTCAATTATATCAGCATCAGCTGTGTCAGCCTTGGCCCATTTAGAGAAACGTTTCCGTTTCCGTACAATGTTAATAAGAAACTGATACTGCAGTTTATTGTCCAATTTGTGATACCGATTCATTTCATTTGCATAAAAGATAGTATCTTGGAACTGCGAAAGGCCACGGTTGATAAGAAAGGCTGCATAACCTTTCTCATCCTCTGGTGTTACCATAATATTACGTTTGCTTAACGTAATGGAATTTACATAATCAAAAGGATTCATCATTACTCCAAGTTTAAGATCTGATCCGACGAAACGATGCTTGGCGCTTCTTTAGACTTGCTCAGTCTTCCAGCCGAGATAATCAAAAGAATAACAGCAAGCGGATCAAACACAAATATAAGCATAAATATCATTAGACGAACTGCGCTGCCATACTTGTCTTCAGCATCATTACCATAAAGCATTTCTGCGATATATTTAATGGGACCAAGTTCAGCTTCAAACTTTGCATCTTCTAATGTATATTCATACAATTCATTATTTAGTTTAAACAGTTTGTCCATTGACATTGTTCTCAACGAATCCAACTGCACACGTTGCTCGCTTTGTGCTGTACGAGCTTGAAGTCCTTTTGTAACATACCCAAGTTCGATATACTTATCCAATGCTGCATCAAGTGCGCCTAACTGAGAATCAACCGAATCTAAACGCTTTTGTTCTGATCCGATTGTTTTCTCAAGACGAGACACTTCAATCGCAACACCAGCATTACCGGAGGTTTGTTCAAGATATGCTTTTGACAAATAACCGAAGATACCGATACTTGTAATTAACATAAGAACTACCACCGCAACTAATAAGTATATCTTAATACCTATTGTAACACATTTCCACTCAAGATGCAACCATGTTGCTGCAACTAATTTGCCAAGCTCTAAAACACTGGCCATTATTATAACTGATATTGCAGCTCCTGCAAAGATAGCGGACAAACCTGCTATTGAGAAGTAAGCTGCAACAAGTGCAATTACTATTGCTGTTATGAATGTAATATAGTTTAACAACATAGTTAATACCTTGGCTAAAGATATTATTTATAAGAATACTTCTCTTATAACACTTTGCATACGCATTACATCAATTGCGATGTCGTGTATAGGATCGTGAGCAACAAAAACATCTTCAAGACCTTCAGGAATAAACTTGTTATTCAAACCTGAGGTATAAGATAGTCCTTCAATGAAACTACGAGTATCACGAACCTTTGCCCAATTATATGGTTCGCCTAAACCTTGGTCAGCCAAAGTAAATGTAGTGATCATAGGATCAAAAGTATTGCCGCGGGTAAATATTGCATCAGCTTGGTGGCAATGATTCTTGAAGCAGGCATTCAGCTCAGTGATAGACAAATCGTCGGGTGTTGGTGTTAGCTGAGCATCACGCAATTCTTTAGGCTGTTTCTTCCACCAATCAAGAGTTTCTTTATTGATAACTTTACCAAACGATTTGACTTGCTCCATGATATCGAATTTATATTCAGCAGCCCGACTACAAAGTTCTTTAAAGGTATATGGGTTTTCAGACATAAATCTATCAGGATCGTAGTTCATGATAGCAAGCGAAAGGATCGGCGCATTACGCGTGTCGGTTCCCAGTGTTTCATAATCATAAATTACATTTTTAGGCATTTAGTTTCTCTCAATCAAATTTATAGAACTATTATATAACAGTTCACACGGCATGTCAATAGTTATTTAAACTCAACTGCAGACATTATTTCGGTAAACATTGCTACAAGATTTATTTCAGAGTCGCAAACAAACGCGTTTTTATGTTGGTAATCGGCGATGATTAAAACAAGCTGAGGTATAGAACTGGCCTTAACGTTATCTTCCATGTTATCATAAACCATTCTGAAGATAGTTTGTGCTTCAACATCAATGTTATCAACAACCCACTTACGCATTGTCTTGAAGTCTTTATCCTTAAGATAACCCATCAAAGCTTTGATGTTTTCGTTACTAACATTAGTTAGAACACCAGCATCAATTTTACCAGAGATGCTATATCTTTGACATTCGTTTAAAACTCTACGCCAATCTGGGAAATGCTTTTCAATCAGCTTTACTAATGAAGCAGGTTCAAACTCAACGTTTTCTGCTTTAAGAACTGTTTGCAACCGTTTAAAGAAAGCCATCGCAATCTTAGGACGTTCCTTAGGTTGTATTTGAAATTCGTAAACTGAACATCGAGAATGCAGTGGTTCAATAATACGGTTCTTGAAGTTACATGTAAGAATAAATCTGCAGTTCTTCGAGAATTCTTCAATGAAACCACGAAGTGCAGGTTGGGTTGACTGTGGGTTCATATAGTCGGCTTCGTCGAGAATAACAACTTTATAACCGCCACTTAATGACACTGTTGAAGCAAACTGTTTTATCTTGCCTCGTAAAGTATCGATGTTGCCTTCTTCTGATCCGTTAATCACAATGTGATCAAGATCCAACTGAGTACATAATGCGCGAGCGACAGTTGTCTTACCAACGCCTGCAGTACCACTGAACATCATATTAGGTAATTCACCACCTTCGGCGATTTCAGTAAAGGTTTTCTTTAAAGACTCTGGTAATATACAGTCTTCAATTGTTTTTGGGCGATATTTCTCACACCAAAGGAATTCTACACTCATTCACATTTACTCCATAAACTATAAAAAACTATTATATCACATTAATCATACAATGTAAATAGTAGCGGCCGAAGCCGCTGCAGAAATTAACCAAAGATGTCTTCGTATAAACCAGTAACTTCTTCAAACTCGCTTTGAACTTGGGTAAAGTTTTGTTTATGATACATCGAAGCAAACTTCTTAATGATCTTTTTGTCAACACCGATCTCGTCAAATACTGCCTCAACGATATCTTTTTGAAGATCACGCTCGGCCTCAACACGAGTCATAGAGTCAGACAATTCTTTTACACCAGCTTTCAATCTTTCTTTATCTTTAGGGTTGGATAACATCATTTCAATCATTTCCTTAAATTTAATATATTCACGTAAATTATTAGTTTCTTTATTCACAAAAGTTCAACCTTTGTATTAAGATATTCACCGAATAGCCTAAGACTACCCAGTTTATATCAAGTTATTCACAAAATAGCCCGAAGGCTATTCCGTTTGTATCAAGTTATTCCGACGGTTCGTTAGCTTCAGTAGAATCAGCATCATCATCAGTTTCTGGTGGTGAAACTGCATTGACGAAGTCAACTAATTTCTGTCGTAGCGTACCAACCAATTGTAACTCAGTTCCTTCAAAGGCACCACGTTTAGAACATAAGTCGATAACCTTTACACAGTCAACTAAATCGTTAACATCAATGAATGACTTAGTTTCTTCAGTTTCTTCAAGATCTACTATAACATCAAGATCCTGTAATTCCACATCTTCGATTTCGTTTGACATATTATTCTCCATAAGTTGAGCTCTTCTCAAGAGCGATAAAGTAATTAACATTAGCTGCAGTGTTAGTGAATTTTGAAATTAGTTTAGATGAAACTTCAATATCGTAATCGCCTTGAACCATTTTGAAGTTTGATACATTGAATATAAGATTAAATTCAGTATCAGATAAACCTTCACATGGAATTTCAATAGCGAAGCGGTTTGAACTAGAATCCTTAACATCAGTTGTAGTAACAAGTAACGAATCTTCACCGTTATTTGTAATAACAACATCAGAGACACCTAATACCGATGTTGCTTTGCGAATAGCAGCAAGATCATCAGAAGATAAGTGGAACGCCAAGTCAGCTTTAGGCATTTTAACTTCTTTAGTAACAGATGTAAGAATTTCAGTATTTGAGAAACGATAGCGAACAAGACGTTTACCTTGACTGATAACAACTGACTGAAGTTTTTCATCAAACTCTAATTCAGGATCATCAAACATATTGTAAACATTTAGGAATTCACCTAAATCATAAATGCCAAACTCTACAGGAAAGGTTTCGGCAATGTCAGCATATCCCATCACGTTTTTTGCTTCGTTAATAGTCTTAAGTTTAGAACCTGCACCAATCACAATGTTAGAGTTAATCAGTGCAAAGTTTTTAAGCAAAGACATAGTTTCATTAGATAATTTCATAGTTTTTCCTTTTGTTTAATTAATAGAGCTATTATATCAAATAATAACTCGCGTGTCAATAGTTTTTTCTAAAAAGATAAATGAGTATCTTCGCCACTGTCTTCGTTTTGCAAATCTTCGCCAGCATCGATTTTACCATAAAGGTCAATGAATGCATCACGAATATCGGCATCAAAACGGTTTACACAAAGTTCAACAGCTTTCTTTCGGTCTTTAAAAACTGTTACTGCTTTAACGATATGTGTTAAGCGGCGAGTAGTAATAAGATCACCAATACCTGCGCCGTCTGTCTCAAAGAATGTCTTACGAATTGCTTGAGCCCACATAACAAGTTTCTCAAAAAATTCAGTATCGTCAACTCCATATAAATCTCCATGAAGTTTAAGTATCTTACGTTCAGTTGCTTCAGAAGGATAAGGCTGTTCCATTGTAACAACAAACCGCTCAAGAAAAGCATCATCGATGATTGAAGAAGCATATCGGCCATCTTCAGAACCGCGACCTTTTGAGTTTGCTGAAGCAATTATTTGAAATCCTTCGGCAGGTACTACAGTTTCACCAGTTTTCTTAATAAGAATAGGTTTACCTTCCATGATACCTTGTAAACACATGATCTTATTAGTTCCACGGTCAATTTCATCAATAAGAAGAACTGCACCTTTACGCATTGCTTTGATAACAGGACCTTCTGCGAATACGGTATCTCCATTGATTAAACGGAAACCTCCGATAAGATCGTCTTCGTCAGTTTCTGGTGTAATCTGTACACGTATATATTGTCGTTTATGTTTTGCACAAGCTTGCTCAACCATCATCGTTTTGCCGTTGCCTGACATACCGCTTATATACACTGGAAAGAATATACCTGCTTTTACAACATCAGAAACTGACTTCGAGTTGCCCCAAGGGACATATAAGCTATCGGCCTTTGGGATATATACGGAATCATCAATATAGGTCTGTAGTTGAGGCTGAGTTGCTTCTACAACAGCTTGAGCAATTGGATTGACAGGAGTGGTTTTAACGGGTGCAGAGACACCGTCGTTAGGTAAAGCGTAAACTCCAGTTTTAACTCGAACCATTGCACGGTAAATGAACCGCTGTACATGGCGGTTTTCAACATCGGAACAAGCAGCGACAATATCGGCTTTCTTGTAAGTTTTTTCAGGAAGGGCGGTAAGACGGGCGGTGATAACATCAAAACATTCGGTATTCATAATTTATTCCTTATCTCAATTTGTAGATCTATTATATCAATTTTATTCGGTAATGTATATAGTTTTTATAGAACATTTAGTTCTAAGGCTATAACCGCTTCACGAGCAGTTTTGTTGATTTTGCGTAAAGAATCTTCTGACCAATCAATAAGCCAATTATCATCGATGTAATTCTCGATAGTGTTTGCTTGCGCTTCGGTACACTTGGCGGCTTTCATAATTTGTTCAATTGCTAATCTCATGTTTTTATTCCTCAGTTCAATTTATAGATCTATTATATCAAATCTAGAACAAATGTATATAGTTTATTGCGTTATTTTTAGAACAAAAAGGAATAGCCTTATTCTCCAAAGAATCTTTTACCGGCCTTTGAAACTGGCGTAATGATGAGTATCTGTAGCGCGACATATGGTAATACTGCTATAATTGCCGCTACCGCAATCGGCCACAGTATTACCATGCCCGGATAATCTGCCTCTTCATTTTTGTTTAGTATCGGTTCACAAAAAACCATTATCAGACAACCCATGAAGTAAATTCCAGAAACTATAATCACGATATCCATTATGCTATTGCCTCAGCTAATGTTTTTGCAAAAACTCGAGTAAAGATTCGGTTTTTACCCATGCTTTTTAAAGCTTTATTCAAATCAGCTTTTTTAGAATTTTCATTGATATTACTAAAATCATCACCATCATCTAATTTAGGTAAGGCTTTCATGAAGTAATAAGCGTCATATTCAGTGTCTTTATCAAGCTCTTTTACGATGCCGCTTTCATTAAAGGTTTTTCTGGCCTTTGGACAAGCTGCAAGATTAGTTGAATAATATTCTTGTCTAATGTTTCTTGTAATGTAAAAACCAACCGTAGTATCTCCAAGATCTTTAATGCAATTTGTTAGGTTATCAATTATTCCATTGCTTGAATTCTTTTTGTAAGATCTCCAATCAAGTTCAGCAATGAATTTATTTTTGTAATAAAGACGTGATTTAGCGCCGCCCCACAGGCCATGAGCAATGCTTGGAGAAGTATCACCATCGTTGATTGTAATAAACGAAACCTTCTGAAGTCGATTTTTAGTTTTGAAGTTATCAATGACTGATACCATCGCAGCAATTGAACCGTCAAGTGGAGTACCACCTAAAGTGTCACAAGGTGCAGCAATTGTATAAGAAGATTCTTGATAGGTTTTCCATAATGTTTTGAAAGTATCGACAATAGCCGCTTTATTCATTTGGTCAGTAAATTGCTCAACCATTAAAATATCTTTCATATCTAAATCATTTTCAGGCTGTTTTTCTCGAGCTCTATCAAAGCATTCAGAGGCTGAACGCGATGAGGTAAAGCTGCAGATATTAAATGGAATATTAACTCTTTTAGCGAATGCAGCAAGGACATAAGCTTGAGTGATTGTAGTAATCATATTGCCATGCATTGAGCCTGAGAAGTCAATTAGCGAAACCAAACCATGAGATTTGTAATTAGGCATGTTAATATTTGACATAAAGATATCATCAGAGAATTTATAGTTATGAAGTTTTGACATATTCAAAGAGCCTTTTCTTGATTCTTGAGAACGTTGCGACTGCCAAGCTGATTTTTTACGCTCGAATTCTTTAACCAAAGCTTCAGCATTTTCGTTTGCAGATTTAAGTGCGATGTTAAATTCAGCATCGTAATAATCTCCAACGAATCGTTTTTCACAATTGTTTGACCAGTTATAATGACCAGGTTTTGTATAAGTTTTTGTATTTTTTAACTTTTCAAATTTTATTGCACGAAGTTCGCGAGCTCTTTCCCATGATACGATATGTTTTTTCAATTCAGAATAAACCGGAATATTAACAACTGTTGGTATTTCATTTTTATCATCAGTACCTAACGATTCTTCGTTTTCACGGAAAGTATTATCAGTTTCGGCGTCAGTGTAATCAAAATCTTCATCAAGAGGCTCTTCATCATCGTCGCCTAACTCGTCAGAATCAGTTTCTTCGTCACCTTGCTCTTCAGTCGTATTATCAGTTTCTTCGGTTTCCTCAGATTCGGCATCAGCATCGGCTTCAGATTCTTCGTCGTCTACTCCTGCTTTTGCCTCTTCTTCGGTTTCCTCTTCTTCGTCGGTGTCACTGCCTTCAGTTGTTTCTTCTTCAACCTGGTCAGTATCACCTTCTTCAGCCGGAGTTTCACAAGTTTCTTCAGCTTCAGGCTCAGGTTGTGCTTCAGGCTCTTTAGCTTTTTCGTTTTTGGCTTTTAACCATTCGTGCAATTCAACACAAACATCAATTACTTCATCGAAGTCGTTACAAGCATAAACCTTTTTAACGTAAAGCATTTCTTCTTTAGAGAATTTTACATCGACAAGGTCGCGGCATTTTGATTTAACGTTCAAGCGATTCATGAAAGACATAGCGTTTATGTCAGTACCATTGATTCCGAAGAAGTCGCGTTCAAGCAATTCTTTGTAACCGCCAATAAAATTATTGCGTAAGCCAGGATATCTTGATTGAATGCTTTTCTCAATACGAATATCTTCAACGATATTTGCGTATGCTTTTGGAAAGTCATAATTATGAACTGCGTCATGCCAACCTTCAGTTGGCGTATATAATGCGTGACCTACTTCGTGACCTAAAAGCAAATCATGAGTATCATTTGAAATATCTTTCCAAGCAGGGATTCGGATGGTGCGTGTAACAGGATTAAAAGAAGCGGTTGCAGCTGCAGCAACTTCGACATTAACGTCTTCGTTCGCGAGTAGCTTTGCAAGTAGTGATTTATGTGATTTCAAATTTTATTCCTTAACTCAATTTATGGTACTATTATAACAAGAATTGGCACTAATGTATATAGTTTTTATAGAATAAAAAAGAATATCTATATAACTAATTTAATGTGTTTGTTCATTAGTCTTGCTCCTTCATTAATTTACCAATTGTTTTATCAGCTAACCAAGTAACAACTAATGCTATTCCAGTAAGTACTGCATATGCTATAAATACCGTAATGCAGACTATTACTAACATAAAACTAAGAGGCCATAGCCATGCGAACATCATTGCTGTGGCCTGCTGGTTTAGATAGTCATGCAAATGTCTTGCTGTAGCATACACTAGTATAAAACCTAGAATTTGTGCGGGTATTGCTATCCAGAAATAATATTCAGTTATGAATGTATCAGTCATTCGCCTTGCTCCTTTAGTGCTTTGGCTTTCTCAAGTAAACGCAAGGCTGTTGCATTTAGGTCGATGAGAATACAATGGTGAATATCTTCGGGGTCTAAATGTAATATATAACTATTGTCCATAGTTTTACTTACATAGTCCTCTAATCCCTTAGCTTGCTGCTCTAGGCTGTGTGCTTGTAGTGCATTTTCATATAAAGGTACTGTAAATAAATCGTCCCACTTGGCAATATCGCCATTTAAGTGATACCCAGCAACACCTTCCGACTCATCCATGATTGCACCCATGTAAACAACCATTGCATGGCATTCATCACGCTCTTTCTCAAGCTCTGCAATCTGTTCTACTTGAATCTGCAATATTTCCCACAATTCCTTTCTGTTTGCATCTTTGTACTGTTCTAGGCTCATCACTCTTGCTCCTTACCCTGCATTAAATGAAGCGCATATAACTGAGCGTTGTGTTTTTTCTGAAGCTACTCCAATGAGTTCTACTGTTACGTCGCTTGGGTAAACGACCCAGTCTCCCATACTAAAGCTTATAGGTGTTTTCCTATCCAATCGGTCTGATTTAACACCGTTAGGATGCATTACACGGGCTTTTTCCGCATCTGGTGCTGCTACGATTGCTGAGTCATAAGTGTCGTAGTCATTGTTTACTGACTGGCTTATTTTGTATAAATTCATCACGCTTTCTCCTTTAATTTTTCATAGCGTTTTACCCAATAAGTAGCAGCATAAGCATCAGCAGCCTCAGCAGCATCAGCAGCAGCATCAGCAGCATAAGCAGCATAAGCAGCAGCAGCATCAGCAGCACTAGCAGCATAAGCA